CTGGTTCCTCAGGTTTATCTGGTAGAAGTGGTTCAAGTGCCTCTAGTGCTTCTTCTGGTACAAGTGGTAGTTCAGGATCATCTGGTTCATCAGGTTTATCAGGCCAAAGTGGTTCCTCAGCTTCAAATGCTACATCAGGTTCTTCAGGTACAAGTGGAACAAGTGGTTCAAGTGGTACAACAGGTATTGATGGAGTAAGTGGTAGAGCAGGTTCTTCTGCTTCTAGTGGTTCTACAGGATCATCAGGAGCTTCAGGTACTTCAGCTTCATCAGCTTCTTCAGGTAGCTCAGGTTCATCAGGAACATCAGGTCGTAGTGGTTCATCTGCTTCAAGCGCTTCATCAGGTTCAAGTGGAACATCAGCCTCTTCAGGCTCATCAGGTTCAGCAGGGCAGAGTGGTTCATCAGCATCTTCAGCTACTAGTGGTTCATCTGGTACTTCAGCAACAAGTGGTTCATCAGGTACAACAGGTATAGATGGCGTAGCAGGTGCTTCAGCTTCATCTGGTTCATCAGGTACTTCAGGTAGTTCAGGTTCATCAGCCTCATCAGGCTCATCAGGTACCTCAGGTAGAAGTGGCTCAAGTGCTTCAAGTGCATCATCTGGTTCTTCTGGTACATCAGGCTCATCAGCATCCTCAGCTTCAAGTGGAACTTCAGGTTCATCAGGTCGGAGTGGATCTTCTGCTTCAAGTGCTTCATCAGGATCTTCAGGCACATCAGGTACTTCAGGTTCAAGTGGTACAACTGGTATTGATGGTATAGCAGGAAGATCAGCATCATCAGGTTCAAGTGGTTCTACAGGATCTTCAGGAGCATCCGGCACATCAGCCTCATCTGGTACCTCTGGTTCTACAGGCTCATCTGGTACTTCAGGTCGTAGTGGATCATCTGCTTCGAGTGCTTCATCTGGTTCAAGTGGGACATCAGCATCTTCAGGTTCATCAGGTACATCTGGTTTAAGCAGTTCATCAGCTTCAAGTGGTACATCTGGCTCATCAGGTACTTCAGCAACAAGTGGATCATCAGGTACTACTGGTATAGATGGTGTAGCTGGTAAAAGTGGTTCAAGCGCCTCATCAGGTTCAGCAGGTTCATCAGGCTCAAATGGTCTTTCAGGTCAAAGTAGTTCTTCAGGTTCATCAGGTTCATCTGGTACAAATGGTTTATCAGGCAGAAGTGGCTCATCAGCATCAAGTGCTTCATCAGGTTCATCTGGCTCAAATGGTCTTTCAGGTCAAAGTGGTTCAAGCGCTTCATCTGGTAGTTCAGCTACTTCAGGCTCATCAGGTACTTCAGCCACATCAGGTTCATCTGGTACAACTGGTATAGACGGGGTTGCAGGTGCCTCCGCGTCTAGTGGTTCATCAGGAACTTCAGGTTCATCTGCTTCATCTGGCTCAAGTGGTTCATCAGGTTTATCAGGTCGAAGTGGTTCATCTGCCTCAAGCGCCTCATCAGGTTCTTCAGGCTCAAACGGTCTATCAGGTCAGAGCGGCTCTTCAGCTTCATCTGGTTCAACTGGTTCATCCGGTCTTTCAGGACTAAGTGGTTCATCAGCTTCAAGTGCAACCTCTGGTACTAGTGGTTCATCAGGTACTACAGGTATAGATGGGGTAGCAGGTAGATCAGCTTCATCAGGTTCTTCAGCCTCATCAGGTTCTTCAGGAACATCAGGCAGAAGTGGTTCAAGTTCATCCTCAGCCTCTAGTGGTTCTTCTGGTTCAAATGGTCTATCAGGTCAAAGTGGATCATCTGCTTCAAGTGGTACTTCAGCATCATCAGGTAGCTCAGGCTCATCAGGTATATCAGGAGCATCAGGTGCTTCAGGTGTAAGTGGAACTAGTGGCTCCGCGGGTTCATCAGGCTCAACCGGTTCATCAGGTACATCAGGCAGAAGTGGTTCAAGTGCCTCTTCAGCTTCTTCAGGTTCATCAGGATCAAATGGTTCATCCGGCCAAAGTGGTTCTTCAGCCTCATCAGGTTCATCAGGTGCTAGTGGTACCTCAGGCACATCAGCTTCATCAGGTACAACAGGTATAGATGGAGTATCTGGAAGATCAGCTTCAAGTGGCTCATCTGGTTCAGCCGGATCATCTGGCGCTTCAGGTACTTCTGGTGCTTCAGGAACCTCAGCTTCTTCAGGTTCTTCAGGCTCATCAGGCGCCTCAGGTACTTCAGGTCGGAGCGGCTCCTCAGCTTCTTCAGCTTCATCCGGTTCATCTGGTGTAAGTGGTACTTCAGGTGCTTCAGGAACTTCAGCCTCATCTGGTTCATCTGGTTCTACGGGCTCATCAGGTACTTCAGGTAGAAGTGGTTCATCTGCTTCTTCAGCCTCTAGTGGTTCTTCAGGTTCAAATGGTTTATCAGGTTTAAGTAGTTCATCTGCTTCTTCAGGTTCATCAGGCACATCTGGTTCAAATGGTATAAGCGGTTCTTCAGCCCTATCAGCAACTTCAGGTACTTCAGGTAGTTCAGGTACAACTGGTATTGACGGGGTAGCAGGTAGATCTGCTTCAAGCGGTTCATCAGGTTCAAGTGGTTCATCAGGCGCCTCAGGAACAAGCGCATCCTCAGCTACTTCAGGTTCATCAGGAACAAGTGGTTCATCAGGAAATTCAGGAACCTCAGGCGTTAGTGGAACAAGCGGTTCCTCAGCTTCTTCAGGAACTTCAGGTGTAAGTGGTACTTCTGGAGCTTCAGGTACATCAGCATCTTCAGGTTCAGCGGGTACGACTGGTTCATCAGGTATATCAGGTCGGAGTGGATCAAGTGCTTCTTCAGCCTCATCTGGTTCTTCAGGCTCTAATGGTTTATCAGGTCAGAGTGGTTCATCAGCCTCATCTGGTTCAACTGGAACCTCAGGTTCAAATGGTATAAGTGGCTCTTCAGCCTTATCAGCTACATCTGGTACTTCAGGTTCATCTGGTACTACTGGTATAGATGGTGTTGCTGGTAGATCAGCTTCCTCAGGTAGTTCAGGCTCTTCAGCTTCATCAGGTTCATCAGGTAATTCAGGAACATCAGGTACTAGTGGTACTTCAGCTTCATCTGGATCAAGTGGTTCATCAGGTTCAAGTGGTAGTTCAGGTTCATCAGGTATAAGTGGTTCATCCGGATCTTCAGGTGCATCTTCTGGTACCTCAGGTTCATCAGGTTCATCAGGTAGAAGTGGTTCATCTGCATCAAGTGCTTCTTCAGGTTCTTCCGGATCTTCTGGTAGAAGTAGTTCATCTGCTAGTTCAGGAAGTTCAGGTTCTACAGGTTCATCAGGTACATCAGGTGTATCTGGTGTATCAGGTATTTCTAGCACCTCAGGTTCTTCAGGTTCGTCTGGTACTTCAGCTTTCTCAGGTTCAAGTGGCTCATCTGCTTCATCAGGTTCAACTGGTACTTCAGGTCGGAGTGGATCATCTGCTTCAAGTGGTTCATCAGGTTCAACTGGTACTTCAGGTTCAAATGGTTTAAGTGGTACATCTGGCCTTTCTGCTACCTCAGGAACTTCAGGTTCATCAGGTACAACTGGTATAGACGGGATAAGTGGTAAATCAGCTTCCTCAGGTAGTTCAGGCTCTTCAGCCTCATCAGGTTCATCAGGAACATCAGGTAATTCAGGAACATCAGGTGCTAGTGGCACTTCTGCTTCTTCAGGTTCATCTGGTACATCAGGTGCTTCAGGTGCTAGCGGAACTTCAGCTTCTTCTGGTTCATCGGGTTCATCAGGTGCTTCGGGAACATCAGGTAGAAGCGGTTCAAGTGCCTCTAGTGCTTCATCAGGTTCTTCTGGAACAAGTGGTTCTTCGGCATCCTCAGGTACATCTGGTTCTTCAGGTCAAAGTGGTACTTCAGGAACAAGTGGTGCTTCATCTGGTACATCTGGTTCTTCAGGTTCGTCAGGTACAACAGGAACATCAGGTAGAAGTGGATCTTCAGCTTCATCAGCATCCTCAGGTAGTTCAGGCTCTTCAGGTTCATCAGGCACTTCAGGCCGGAGCAGTTCTTCAGCCTCTTCAGGTTCATCTGGTACATCTGGCTCAAATGGCATAAGTGGTTCATCAGCCTTATCAGCTACTTCTGGTACTAGTGGTTCTTCAGGAACAACAGGTATAGATGGTGTAGCTGGAAGATCAGCTTCTAGTGGTTCATCTGGATCAACTGGTTCATCAGGTGTAAGTGGTACTTCAGGTGCTTCAGGCACTTCGGCTTCAAGTGGAACTTCAGGATCAAGTGGTTTATCAGGAACATCAGGTTCATCAGGTATAAGCGGTACTAGCGGTTCATCAGGTGTAAGTGGCACTTCAGGCGCCTCAGGAACATCAGCTTCTTCAGGTTCATCTGGTTCATCAGGCACAAATGGTTTATCAGGTCGTAGTGGTTCAAGTGCTTCATCTGCTTCATCTGGCTCATCTGGTACAAACGGTTTATCAGGTCGGAGTGGTTCTTCAGCCTCATCAGGTTCAAGTGGAGCTACAGGTACAAATGGTTCTTCAGGAATTAGTGGTACATCAGGTGCAAATGGTTCTTCAGCTTTATCAGGAACATCAGGTACAAGTGGTTCATCTGGTACGACTGGTATTGATGGAGTAGCTGGTAGATCAGCTTCATCAGGTTCAAGTGGCGCTTCAGGTACAAACGGCTCATCAGGAATTAGCGGTACATCAGGTTCATCTGGTATAAGTGGAACTACAGGTTCATCTGGTTTATCAGGTAGAAGTGGTTCATCCGCGTCTTCAGGCTCAACAGGTTCATCAGGCGCTTCAGGTACTTCTGGTGTAAGTGGTACCTCAGGTACATCAGGAGCTTCATCAGGTTCCTCAGGTGCTTCAGGTACTTCAGGTAGAAGTGGTTCATCTGGCTCTTCAGGTTCTTCGGGTGCTAGCGGTACATCAGGTACAACTGGGGCTTCATCTGGTTCTTCAGGAGCAAGTGGTACTTCAGGTCGTAGTGGTTCTTCAGCTTCATCTGGTTCAAGTGGTTCATCAGGTGTTAGTGGCACTTCAGGAACAACTGGTGCTTCTTCAGGTTCCTCAGGTGCTTCAGGTACTTCAGGTCGGAGTGGTTCATCTGGATCTTCAGGATCTTCAGGTGCTAGTGGCACTTCAGGAACTTCAGGTGGTTCTTCAGGAACCTCGGGTTCATCAGGCTCATCGGGTGCTAGTGGTACTTCAGGAGTTAGTGGTTCTTCAGGTATTTCTGGAACAAGTGGTTCTTCAGGTCTATCAGGCACCTCAGGATTATCAGGAACAAGTGGTTCTTCAGGTCTATCAGGAACAAGTGGCTCTTCAGGTATTTCTGGAACAAGTGGTTCTTCAGGTCTATCAGGAACATCAGGTATTTCAGGCACCTCAGGATTATCAGGAACAAGTGGTTCATCTGGTTCATCAGGTGCTACAGGTACATCTGGTTTGTCTGGTCGAAGTGGTTCATCAGGCTCAGCAGCTTCTTCAGGTAGTTCAGGTTCATCAGGAACATCAGGTAGAAGTGGTTCTAGTGCCTCATCTGGGTCATCTGGTTCATCAGGAACTTCAGGTCGTAGTGGTTCATCAGCCTCAAGCGGTTCATCAGGTACTTCAGGTTCATCTGGTTTAGCAGCCTCAGCAGGTATTAGTGGTAACTTATTTGCATTCTATCCATTCACAGGAGTATATGCTTCTTCTTCTAATACAATCCAGAGTACTAACTTAATTTATTATGATATACCAAATACTGAAATTGGTATAGGTCCTGGTGTATTTACAACTGCCTCAGCAGGTCCTACAGCGTTATTACACGTTTCAGGTGCTAGTAACTTCCCATTATTTAGAGTAGGATCACCAGCTAACTCTAATATCTTATTTGTAACTGGTAGTGGTAGAGTAGGTATTGTAACTACTAACCCAGTTGATACACTTCATGTTGTTGGTGATGGTAGATTTGAAGGAAGTTTAGATTTAGGTCATGGTTCAGCTGGTGAATATTCTTTAGAAATAGGTCAAGGTAGAACAGGAAATGGATTCGCTTATATTGATTTAGTTGGTGATACTACTTATCCTGACTATGGTCTTAGAATAATTAGAGGTAATGGAGGTGCTAATACAACATCTACAATTGAAACTAGAGGTACAGGTGATTTTAGATTCCTAACTAATGAAGCTGCCCCTATAATATTCTTAACTACTGGTACTGAAAGAGCCCGTGTAGCTGCAGGCGGTAATTTTGGTGTAGGTACTAATAACCCTACTAGTAAACTTACAGTTGAAACTGCCGGAGCAGTAGATGGTATAGCATTAAATGGTAGTAACAACTTTGTTTTTACTATCCTAGAATCAGGTACCACAAGAGGATATTCTCCAGCATTTCCAACTACTGCTGGTGCCTTCTCAACAGATGCAGCCGCTAGAGATTTTGTTTATAGAGTAGAAGCAGCAACTCAAAGATTCTTATTTAATACAAATGGTGGTACGGGTGGTTCAACCTTAGCTATAACTGGATCTAGAGTAGGTATCACTAAAGTAAACCCAACAGGTTCATTCCATATAAACAGCGCTGAGCAAATAGCACTCCAAATTGACAGTACTACAGCAAATAACTTGTTATTTGTTTCTAGCTCAGGTCAAATAGGTATAGGTTTAGGTGCTTCCCCTTCTCTACTAAACCATAAATTAGTAGTATTCTCAGGCTCAATAGCATTACGTGGACCTAATGATGCCGCATTCTCATTCCGTTTAAATGATACTGGTAGTACTAACCGTAACGCTTTATTTGTTAGCTCTTCTAACTACTTAGCTTTAGGTAATATCAACTATACAGGTCTAGAATTATTCCATACTGGTAGTACTCCTACGGAAAACGCTGGAGACCCAAGTTCTATAACTGCTTATTACGGAACAGACCCAAGAGTTTATCTTGCAGAACCTGATAAATGGTTAGCAATTAGACTTAACAATGTTAGATATGTGGTACCAATGTATATTCAAGCATGATGACCCCTTTAACCCCAGAACTAGAAAAACGAATATTAGCTAAAGGAGGTACTATCTATGAAGTTACTTTAGAAGAATTTCAACAAATAATGTCTGAAGGAGAAGTCTTAACTTCAAAACAAGTTAAAGAGCAATTTAATATTTATAATAAAAAATAATTATGTCTCATAAACTTGTATCAAACCAAGCTGTTATATATGATGCCCAAACCCAAGCTTCTTCAATAGTAACTATAACTGCTCAAAGCACTACTTTTCTAGATGCACAGACTAGTCCATCTCCTGAAAATACTCATACTGTAGGTATTTATAGTATTATTTGGGCTGATTATGACTTATCAACTAAACAATCCATAGGCTCAATTAGTTTAATTTTAGATGCTAATGTTTGGAGTGATTTTTATGATACTCAAAAATCATCTTTTTTAACTACAAGTTCCTATGATAATGTTATAGAAACATCTTTAGCATATATTCAAGAAACACAAACTCCATTATTTGGTTTACCATCTTCTTCTTGGACTATTGAAATGTAAACTTGGAGTTATAAAATAAAGTAATTATATTATAAAATAATCTATTAAAAATAAGTTGCAACATGACTGAAGTAAAAAAATTAACAGACGAGGAAATTCAAAAAATTAATGACCTACAACAAAAGCGAGAAGTTTTAGTAACTGAATTAGGTCAAGTTAATTTAGCTAAACTTAATCTTGAAGAAAGAGAAAATAAAGCTAGAGAATTTTACGGTGAATTGTTAGTTGAAGAAACAACACTTGGTAAAGAATTAACAGACAAATACGGCTCAGGCCAAATTAATTTAGAAACTGGAGAGATTACTATTACCCAGCAATAAATTATTTAGATGAAAAGGTTATTATACATAACCCCTCACCTATCTACAGGGGGTTTACCTCAATATCTTCTTAAAAAGATTCAATTACTCATAAATGAGTATGATATTCACTTGATTGAATGGTCCAATCATAGTGGAGGTCTTTTTGTTGTACAACGAGATCAACTTATTGAACTTTTAGGAGATAAATTTTATGAGTTAGGAGAAAATAAATCTAAAATCTTTGACATAATCAAAGATATATCTCCTGATGTTATCCATTTAGAAGAATTCCCTGAATTCTTTATGGACTCTTATATAGCTAAACAACTTTACAGCCAAGATAGAGAATATGCTATAGTAGAAACTTCACATGACAGCTCATTTACCCCTGACCAAAAACAATTCTTCCCAGACCATTACGCCTTCATATCAGAATGGCATAACAAACAATATAATAACTTTATCCCTAAAGATATAGTTTATTATCCTATTGAATATAAAGAACGTCCTAATAGAAAAGAGGCATTACAAGAGTTAGGATTAGATCCAAATAAAAAACATATTCTACATGTTGGGTTATTTACTCCCCGTAAAAACCAAGCTGAATTCTTTGAGTATGCTAAAGCATTACCTGAATATGAATTCCATTGTGTAGGTAATCAAGCTGGTAATTTTCAACATTACTGGCAACCCCTGATGGAAAGTAAACCATCAAATGTTCATGTTTGGGGTGAGAGAAATGATGTAGACAATTTTTATAAAGCAATGGATTTGTTTTTGTTTACCTCTAGAGGTACAAATACAGATAAAGAAACAATGCCTTTAGTAATTAGAGAGGCCACATCATGGTTATTACCTACTCTAATCTATAATCTCCCAGTTTATCTAAATTATTGGAACCAGTTTGATAATATAGACTATTTAGACTTTAATGACTTTAAAGCTAACTGTAATTTAATTAGAGCTCACCTTAATGACCCCTCTAATAAAGAAATTTTTATAGTCTCTACTTATCCTATAAACGACTCAATTATTCAAACTACTAAACAGTGTGTTGAAGCTTTAAAACATGAGGGTAAAACAGTAATGTTAACTTCTCATATCCCTATCCCCGAAGAATTAACAACACTAGTTGATTATACAGTTGTAGATAAAAATAATATCTTAACTAAACACACCTACTATAGTAACTTCTGGGCTCAGTACCCAGAATATAAAGTACATGTTAATCTAAGAGGTAATGATAATGATGTTTATCATGGTCCTACAGTCTATACAAACTATCGTAATGGTGTAGCCTTAGCTGATAATCTAGGGTATGAGGTAGCTTATTTACTTAACTATGACTATATCTTAAAAGATAATGATTACATAGATCAAGCCTCTGTCTACTTAATGTTTAAAGAAGCTTTTGTAGGTAAATATAAAGCAGCTGAAGGAGATACTATCTATACCTTCTTTATGGGTGTTCGTACTAAAGAATTTTTAAAGACTATCCCACAAATAGATAATGCTTTAGAATATGATAAGTTACAACAACTATGGGGTAGTGAATCAAATGGTTTAGAGAATTTATGGTACCATGCCTTCAAAAACTCAAACAACATCTATTATGAAGATGAAGATGTCTTTAACTCTAAAATAGAAGAAACATTCTACCACGCTGATTATTCTAGAGTAGAATATTATACAGTATTACCAACTAATAAGGTTGACACTATTGCTCCTTATATTAGAATATCTAATAGTAAAGAAACTAAAATAATTAAAGTTTACACTATTCAAGATAATACTACAGAACTTATAGATTCTATAGAGGTAACTAGTAAATTAGATTGGTATAAACTTATCCCTAACACCCCAGGTCTAAAAATCAAATTTGAAATTTATGATTTGGTTAGTCAAAAACTTATAGAGGTAAAAACACTACCTACAAACAACTTAGAGGGTAATGGTTACTTAGAACTAGCAAACATTAATAAAATTAAGTTAATGCATCTAGTAACTGACCCTGAAAACAATCCTAAAGAGATTCGCTCAATAGAGAATATAAAAGATTTCTGTGAGAAGACAGGTATTATATATGAACAACGAGTAAATGTAATCTGGAAAGAAACTCCACCATCAGAAAACTGTGCTAGACCAACTGAAGTACAAGACAAACCAGGTTACTATAAGCTAGCTCCAGGCCATTATGGATGTTACCTAGCTCATAAAAACGCCATTTTAACCGCGGACAATAAGGAGTACGACTATGTACTAATATTTGAGGGTGACGTTATTATAGACAGTGATTACACGGAATTATACGATGCACTTCAGCGCTTCAACCGACTAGCTAAAGAAACAGACATGGATATTATTGGTTTTGGTAATCCATGGCAAAACAGAAACTTAAATGGACCTAAAATAGAGGACATTTATACTGATGTAACACCATTTGTCCCTGCTCAATCCTATTTAATCAATCAGAATAAAATAGAAAGAATAGTAGATTTAGTAAATTCAACACCTTGGGACGCTTTTGATTTATGGATTTGCAATGTAGCTAAATTAAGAGTAGGAACAGCTGAAAAAATTTATACTAAACATCTTCCTGGGTTCTCTATTGTAGAACAAGAATTTAAAGGAACAGATGAAAATAGCCCCTTAATATACGCTGCGGAATGATTTTAGTTGATGATTTTTATTACTTTGAAGATCAAGATCCAAACTGGATACTTGGTTTAAAAAAAGAAATTTGGGAGGATCAAGAATATACAAGATATGGTCTTGATATAAAAGAAGGTGATATAGTTTTAGACTGTGGGGCTAATGTAGGTGTTTTTAGTAGGTTCGCTTTAGATAAAGGGGCGCAACATGTTTATTCTTTTGAATGTGATTCACCGGTGTTTGAACTTTTAAAATTAAATCTAACTGACTACTCAAATACTTCCTTAATTAAAGGATATATTAGTGACAGGTTTGAATTTGAACATTTTAATTTCCAAACCATACTCAGTATGTTTAATTTAGACAAAGTAGACTTTGCTAAAGTTGATATTGAGTTTTGGGAATATCCCTTGTTATTGAACATGCCTATTGATACCTTAACTAAAGTTAAACAATATGCTATAGAGGTACATGACATTTATAATAATGGATATCAAATACTTCAAATATTAGAAAAATTTAGTCAAAACGGATATAATATAAATTTTGAACACATCCATAAAAATACTAATCTAGGGATGATATACGCCAAAAAAAACCTATGAAGATTTGTCAAGTACATCCTGCATGTGGGATAGATGTTCCACCTAAAGATTGGGGTGCGATTGAAAAAATCGTATGGGAGTTTCATCAAAATTTTTTAAAACAAGGACATGAGTCAGAAATCAAGTTTGCAACTGAGATTAACCCTGATGACTTTGATATTGTTCATTGTCATGTTGGTAATTTAGCTTTAATGCTTCAAGAAAGAGGAATACCTTATGTATTTCAACTTCATGATCACCATGCTTACCACTACGGGAAAGATAGTCATGTTTACAAACAAAACCTTAAAGCAATAGAAGAATCTATTATCTCATTAGTCCCAGCAAGATATTTAGTAGATTATTTTAATCATCCTAAAGTACAATATTTTGCTCATGGAGTTAACAATTATGAATTTTACCCTATAGAAAAACCAACACCTATAAAACCTAAACTATTAATGGTAGCTAATAATGGATTAGCAGGTGATCCAGGCTTTGATAGGAAAGGATTTAGTTTTGGTATTGGGTTGGCTGCTTTAAATAATTTAGAAATTACAGTAGCTGGTCCTTATAATAATAGACATTTCTTTAGTGAAAATCCTTGGACATTAACTTATCCTAAACTAAAAATTGTCTACGACACTCCTAATAGTGAGTTATTAAAATTATATCATCAACATGATATCTTTATTCATCCTACAATGTTGGAAGCGGGCCATCCAAATCTAACAATGATTGAAGCTGCAGCTGCTGGTTTACCTACAATTGCAGATTGGGAACATAACACTGTGTTTCATGGTGCTTGGAGAGCACCTCGTGACATATTTGAAATGAATATTGGTTTGCAAGATATAATAAATAATTTTGAATTTTATAAATCTAAAGCATTAGAGACAGCTAAAGAATTAGATTGGTATAATAGAACAACTGAATTAATAAAGTTATATGAAAGAAGTTTTAAAGAAAATATATGATAATGTGAAACCACTTCACTTACCTTCTAGAGAACCTGAAAATAGATTTACCTTTCATTTTGTTGAAGGTGCTTTCTTAGAAATTTTAGGTCCTGAAGAGCGTCAATATAAGGCTGTATTTACAGATCAAAGAACAAATGAGGTAGTTCATGAGTCTATTATTTCAAATAATATGTGGACTAAATCTAACCGTCAATATTTTACAGAATGGTTAATACAAGTCTTTGACCTAGCAACTAATGAATTAGTTTTTGAACATAGATATGATGCTACTGGAAAAAGAATTTACATTCATATGGATTCAACAGCAGTAGGTGATACTTTAGCTTGGTTCCCCTTTATAGATGAATTTAGAAAAAAACATAACTGTGAAGTTATAACTTCTACCTTCCATAATAACTGGTTTATCAAAACATATCCAGAAATTAAATTTGTAAAACCAGGTACTCAAGTAAGTGACATATATGCTATGTACAATGTAGGTTGGTTTTATGATGAAGACCATAAAGTAAACCTAAATAAAAATGTTACTGAATTTAAAAATATACCTCTAGGTAAAACTTCATCAGATATTTTAGGTCTAGAGTACATTGAAACTAAACCTAAAGTATTCTTTAATAAAAAACCAAAACCTATAAAAGACAAGTATGTTGTAATAGCACCCCATGCTTCAGCTCATGCTAAGTATTGGAACTATCCAGGTGGTTGGCAGCGTGTTATAGACTGGTTAAAAGATAATGGTTATAAAACACTTATGTTAACTAGTGAACCTTTAGGAGATGCATGGCATGACTCTAAACTAGGAGGTACACTCAAAAATGTTGTTAATAAAACAGGTAAACTTCCACTAGAAGGCAGGATGAGTGACATAGTACACGCTGATGCATTTATTGGTGTAGGTAGTGGTTTAAGTTGGGTATCTTGGGCTGTAGGACAAAAAACAATCCTAATCTCAGGCTTCTCAGAACCATACAGTGAGTTTGAAGATTGTGAACGTATTTATACTCCGTCAGGATTTTGTTCAGGATGTTTTAATCATGAATGGCTCAACCCAGGAGATTGGGAATGGTGTCCAGAACATAAAAACACTCCAAGACATTTTGAATGTACAAAGTCTATTACACCTGAAATGGTGATAAAATCTCTACAAAAAGTACTTAATATTTATTAAATATAAATAGTTCTGTTTTTTTAAGGTTGCATTAATCAAGCTGTTTTTTGAACAAGAGCTTGATATTTATAATAAAATATAACCCAGTATTAAAATGGCAGAAACTTTAATTTCACCAGGAGTATTAGCGAGAGAGAACGATCAATCTCAAGTTACATCTCAACCAATAACAGTTGGTGCAGCTATTATCGGACCTACAATTAAAGGTCCTGTTGAAGTCCCAACTATTATTACTTCTTATTCTCAATATCAAAGCACTTTTGGAACAACTTTCCTAAGTGGCAGTGGTGTTTACACTTACTTTACTTCTATTGCTGCTTACAACTACTTTAATAATGGTGGTCAAAGTTTATTAGTAGCTAGAGTTGTTAGTGGATCTTACACTCCTGCTGTTAGTACAGCCATTAGTTCAAGTACACAAGCTTCATCTCAACCTGCTTTTGTTCTTGAAACTCTTTCTAAGGGTGCTATAATGAACAGCTCAGGTGCCCTAGATACAAGTGGTGCCCTGATCAGTGGTTCAGTTGATAATATTAGATGGCAGATTGTTAACCCAAATACTTCTTCAGGTACATTTGATCTATTAATTAGACAAGGTAATGATAATACTGAAAATCCAATTGTACTTGAAACTTGGACTAACCTATCATTAGACCCAACTGCTGCAAACTTCGTAGCTGCTGTGATTGGTGATTCTGTTGAAAACTACAACTCAACTCTTAACCAAGTAACAGTATCAGGTTCATACACTAATCAATCTAGATATGTAAGAGTTAAATCAGTAAATAATGCAACTCCATTCTACTTTGATAATAATGGTGTAGCTAAAAATGCTTTTACAAGCTCAATTCCAATTGTAGCTAGTGGTTCATTTAGTAGCGCTTCTGGCAACATGGAACTTACTTCAGGTAACAAATACTATAATGAAATTGTAGCCGGTGTAACTAATACTCAAGGTTTAGTATCAGCTAACTACACTAACATGGTTAATTTATTAGCTAACCAAGACGACTACAGATTCAATGTAATCCTAACTCCTGGTTTAATTGATTCTGGTGCTTTTGCTACTACAGTAGCTTCAATTATCTCAAATACTCAAAATAGAGGTGATAGCATCTATGTTGTAGACCAAAATCCATACAACTCAACTGTAGGTAATGCTGTGTCAGCAGCCGCAACTAGAAACACTTCTTACGCTGCAACTTACTGGCCGTGGGTTCAAACAGTTGACCCAGATTCAGGTCAGAGAGTATGGGTACCTGCTTCTACAATGATTGGTGGTGTTTACGCCTTCAACGACAGTGTAAGTGAGCCTTGGTTCGCACCTGCTGGTATTAACAGAGGTGGTTTATCTAATGTAATTAGAGCTGAACAAAAACTTCCTCAATCAAGCCGCGATACCTTGTATTCAGGTAATGTAAACCCAATTGCTACCTTCCCAGGAACTGGTACTGTAGTATATGGTCAGAAAACTCTACAAAAACAATCATCTGCTCTTGATAGAGTAAATGTAAGAAGATTGTTAATTGCACTTAAGTCATACATTTCTCAAGTAGCTAATAACTTAGTGTTTGAACAAAACACAATCGCTACAAGAAATCAATTCTTAAGCCAAGTTAATCCATATCTTGAATCAGTACAACAACGTCAAGGTCTGTATGCGTTCAAAGTAATTATGGACGATTCTAACAATACTGCTGATGTAATTGATAGAAACCAGTTAGTAGGTCAGATCTACATCCAACCAACTAAGACTGCTGAATTCATTTACCTAGACTTCAACATCTTACCAACTGGAGCAACTTTCCCAGCGTAAAGTTTAAAAATCGAATATTTATAATAAAATAAATAACATAGCAAAATGGCAGTATTAGATCCAAACGAAATTTTTTTCACAGCGTTTGAACCAAAACAACAGAATAGATTTATCATGTATGTAGATGGTATTCCATCTTATACAATTAAAGCAATCTCAGCTGTTACTCTAACGCAAGATGAAATTGTTCTTAACCATATTAACGTTTACAGAAAAGTAAAAGGTAAATCAAAATGGGGTAATGTTACAATGACATTATTTGACCCAATTACTCCTTCTGGTGCTCAAGCCGTTATGGAGTGGGTACGTTTACATCATGAATCTGTAACAGGTAGAGATGGTTATTCTGATTTCTATAAGAAAGATTTAACTATTGACATTTTAGGTCCTGTAGGTGATATCGTTTCAGAATGGGTAATCAAAGGTGCATTTATTGTTAACTCAAACTTTGGTGAATACAACTGGGATAATGAATCAGCTGCTCAAAACCTTACTGTTGAAGTAGCTATGGATTACTGTGTACTAAACTTCTAATAAAAGTTTACATAAAATTAAATTTGAGCTTGGCTATGCCAAGCTCTTTTTTTACCTTATTACATCTATAAAGGATAGGTTCTTTGACATCTAATAACTAAAACAAAACTATGGAAATTACATCATTTATTTTAGGTGTAGCTGCAGTCATTACTATGCTAATGGTTGTGGTTACGTTTATGAATTTTATGGAAATTAAAAACCTCCACAAACAAATCAATATTCTTCAAAGTATTGATGAAACAACTATTCGTGATCTTGATACAAGAGAACATAATTGTATAACTTACACAGATCAATTAAATAATAATACTCAACGAGAGTTAGAAAATCTCTATCGTCATATTGATAGTAGAGTAGATAAACTTGAAGAGAAAACTAAAAAAGAGTTTCAAGCTCTTAATCACACTAAATCTTATTAATTAACCCGTCAAAGAACCTTCCTTTATAATATTTATAAACATATTAGTTATAACAAATAATTTATGGAACAACAAGACCCATCACCATTTAAATTTCCAACGGAAACAATCGAGTTGCCCTCTAAAGGTATACTATATCCTGAAGGTCATCCTTTATCTAATGGTACTATCGAAATGAAGTACATGACAGCTAGAGAAGAAGATATTCTAACTAATCAAAACTATATTGCTAACGGTACAGTATTGGATAAACTTCTTCAATCACTTATAATTACTAAGTTTGATTATAATGATTTACTTATTGGAGACAAAAACGCAATCTTAATTGCTTCTCGTATTTTAGGTTATGGTAAAGACTACTCATTTACTTATGATGGTGTAGAACAAACTGTAGATTTATCTACTTTAGAAAATAAACCTTTAAATGAGACTCTATTTAGTAAAGGTGTTAATGAGTTCCATTATACTTTACCTCATTCAGGTACAAAAATTACCTTTAGATTAATGGATGGTCATTTAGAAAATAAAATTGATGCTGAAATTAAAGGTTTAAAAAAAGTAAATAAAAATTTCTCTTCTGATTTAACTACTCGTTTAAAGTATATCATTACTTCAGTTGAAGGAGATTCAGATACTAAACCAATCCGTGATTTTATAGATAATTATTTATTAGCTCGAGACTCTAGAGCACTAAGGGAATATATTCGAAATATTCAGCCTGATATTGACTTAAATATATTCATTGAAGTTAATGGTGAATCAGTTGAAATAGAAGTTCCGATTGGAGTAAACTTTTTTTTCCCTGACATCTGAGGAAGCATTCCATTATAGGAATAACTTATTTAGTCAAATACACGAAATAGTATTTCATGGTAAAGGCGGTTATGATTGGTATACAATCTATAACATGCCTTTAGCTCTTCGTACATTTACTTATAACAAACTTAAGAAATGGTATGATGAAGAGTCTAAATCAAGTAATGATGAAAATATGGCTGAATCTATCAAAAATATTAAATCAGCTGGTAACCAATCTCAAAAAGTACAAGTTCCTAGTTATGTTACAAAGGTATCAAAGAAATGATGCCTTTTAATATTTATATTATATAGTATTATATTAAATGGCTGAATTAACTCCTCAACAATTTGAACAGTTCCAAAAGGATCTTGCTAAACTGAATACCTTAAAACGTCAGTTAGGAGAAAAGCCTATAAAAATAGAAGCTTCTGTTGCTAGTGTAGATTTATTAAATAAAGCTTTAGAAAGAGCTGAAGATTTAGTTGATAATTTAAATGATGGTGCTAAAGGTTTAGCAACTTCATGGAGAAATATTGTTGGAGAAATTAAAAAAACTAATGAAGGTTACAGATTAGGATTAGTTTCTTTTAACAGATTAAAAGATATATCAGATAAACTAAGACTTAATCAAAAAGGTATTTCTGAGTTAAGCTCAGCAGATCTTAGATCTTTACAAAGAAAACAACAAGTTGAAACTGAAAACCTAAAATTAGCTAGACAACTATTATCTGCAAAGATAAAATCAGGTAAATATACTGATGAAGAATATGATACTTATGTTAACATTAATAGCCAATTAAACCTAAATAACTCAGCTTTAAAGCAACAAAATGAACTTTTAGCTGTTCAAGAAAAAAGAACTAGAAACATTGAAAGAGGTACAGGTCTTACTGGAGCAGCTTTAAAAGGACTTCAAGGTATAACTGGAAAATTAGGATTAGATGGGTTAAGTCAAGCTTTTGAAGATGCTTCAGATGCCGCTAAAAATACAGTAAATCGTCTTACTGACGGAGGTATAAAATCAGCAGGATTAATTACTAAAACAAGAGCATTAGGTTCCGCCTTTAAAGTAGTAGGTAAAGAAATACTTAGAAATTTAGTAGATCCTTTAGTTTTAGGTGGGTTAGCTATAAAAGGTTTACAATCTGCTTTTAACTTTGTAAAAAAAGGATACGAAGAAGGTAAAATAGCAGCTGAACGAATAAGTGATGAAAATACTAACATTGCTAGAAGTTTAGGTTTAGCTCAAGGTGCAGCCTCTAAACTAGCAGGATCTGTAGCTGGAATAGGTCCAACTATAGCAGCTTCAAAAGAAGCTATAAACGGACTATACTCAGCTCTAGGTTCAACTGAAAAGTTATCAAACAATACCTTAAAAGTATTTGTTAAATTAAGTACTTTTGCAGGTATGTCTGCTGAATCTTTAGCTAGCTTCCAAAAATTTGCTAAATTATCAGGACAAGATGCAGGAGTATTAGTTACTAATATGGCTCAAACCGCGTTAGAAACTATTAAAACTAATAAATTCGCGTTTAGCCAGAAAAGTTTATTAAATGATGTAGCTAATGTTTCTAGTGTTATTAGACTTCGTTTTAGAGACCAGCCAAAAGCATTAGTAGAATCAGTAGCTAAAGCTAAAGCTTTAGGTATTGAGATGAACAAAATTGAAGACATCGCAAGTAGTTTATTGAATTTTGAAGATTCAATTGCTGCTGAAATGGAAGCTGAACTCTTAACTGGTAAACAACTTAACTTAGAAAAAGCAAGAGAAGCAGCTTTAGCTGGAGATACCGCTACTTTACAAAGTGAAATAGCTTCACAATTGGGTTCTATAGAAGAATTCAATAGAATGAATGTTATTCAACAAGAAGCATTTGCTAAATCTATTGGTTTATCTCGTGGTGAATTAGCAGGTATGTTAGATGCTCAAAAAGGTAATTTAAGTACTCAAGGTGACTTAGTAGATGGTCAACAAGATGGATTAAAAGCTATGATGTCAGGTGTTTCTGAAGCAGAAAAAAATGCTAACCTTGAAAGATCTAGACAAGAAGCATCTTTAAAATATTATACTACATTAGCACCTTTAGTTCAAAAATTACAAGACACTTTTAATAAATTAAAAGAAACTTTAACAGGATTATTTACTGATTTAGTTGTTAAACCCATGGTAGATTGGGTTTCAAGTCCTGCTGGTAAAGCATTTATTGATTCACTACCAGAAAAAGCAGAAAAATTTGCAAACGGTATTAGAAATGCTGCTAAAGTTGCTAAAACTGCTTTTGAAGGTATAACTACCTTTATTAAAGAAAATCCTGTTTTAAGTAAAACAATAGGATTAGTAGCAGGTGGATCTTTACTAGTTAAAGGTGGTATGAGTTTGTTTGGTATGGGTAAAAAAGATGGTTCTTCAGACGCCAATGCTTTTTTTGTAAAATTAGCAGGAGGAGCTAGTAAAGCTGCTGATAGTGTTAAAGACATGTTTAGATCTAAAAAACCTACAATTAAAGAAGGAACAGATAAATTAGGTCGAAAATTTAAATATGATACTGCTACTGGTAAACGAGTTTCTATGAATACTCCTTCAAGTAAAGGTGGAAGTTTCTTTGGTAAAATTGGAAGTGGACTTAAAAGTACTGCTAGTAGTGTAGGTAAAGCTGTATCTGGAATTAATCCAATAAGTGCTATAAAAAAAGCTCTTACAAGTAACGCTGGTAAACTTGTAAGTAAAGCTGTTAAAGGTGGTTTAATAGGTGCTTTACTTAATGTAGGTTCTATAGCTTCAATTATAGGAGGTAAAGGAACATCTTTAGAAAAAGCACAACAAATTATTCCTCTCGCAGCTAGTATTTTAGGAGGTTCTATAGGAGCTGTTTTAGGAGTAGGAGCAGCTTCATTACCACTTTCTGTAGTTGGTGGTGTAGTAGGGGATCTAATTGGTAACCTCCCAGCAGTACAAAAAGCATTAGCCCCACCACTAGCAAAAGCATTAGGTGGAGATGATGTAGCTGAAGACTTTATCATGCAAGGTGGTAAAATCCAAAAATTCCGCAAAGATGATATTGTAATGGGTGGTACTAACTTACCAGGATCAGATCCTAAAATGATCCAGTTACTTACAAGACTAGTAAATGCAACTGAAAATAGAAGTAAAAAAGGCAGTATAATAATGCTAGACGGTCAAAGAGTAGGTCAAGCATTAAGTACAGACGCTCGTAGGTTACAATAATATAATATTTATAATAAACCTTAAATAAAAACAAAATGGGACTATTAAATAAATTAACAAAACAAGGTGGTACTAACTTATCACCATATGATGGAGCTACTCCTTCTGTAAATCCTGGAGCCACTAAGCAATCTAAATTACATGCTTTTGGTAATAAAGCTGGTTATTCAATAAATGGCACTTTTGCTTCTGATGTGAATAATGCTTATGTACAATATAATGACGGTTATAATAATGCTTTACCTCAGCCTTCTCAATTAGATAGAAACGGTGTAATAGCACCAAGCAAAAAGTACCTAAACAACTTACCAAAGTAATAAATGCCTTTAGTAGACTTAAAGACTAATCTTAAGTCCTTAAGATATGGGAATGATCAGCCTTTTGGAGGTAGTAGTGGGCAACCTTACATCACCTCATCAATCCCTGAAAACCCCAGTCAAATAGGAAACCCTCAAGGTATTGATTACCTATTGAGGAATGGTAGTCTTTATGTTGAAACTGCTCAAAAAGATACTAGTCGTATCTTACTACTTTTAACAGATACTAAAAGCCAAATAGGTGAAAATTGGCGTAATAAACAAAAACAACTTTCACTTCAATCAACTTGGCGTTTTCCCTTAAGTGTTCCTATATCCCAAATATATAACCAGGATCAAACACTAGATCAAATTGAATTTAAAGCAGGAACATTTGGTCCTAATCGTCAAATTCTAAGAACTGGTCAAGGAACTGTTAGTCTAGGAGCTGCTAGTAGTGGCCCCTGGTATCATATCTACAAACAAGGTGGTTTGTCCCAACCATCTTTAGGATATTTAAACCCTGCTAACTACGGAAACGCTTATAAAGTAGCTGATCAAGCTGGGATAAATAGATTAACTAATCTATACCGTTCTAAAATATCTGTATTTGGTAGTACAGGAGCAGCAATAGCAGGAGCTGCCACTAGTGCTTTATTAGGTGTATCCCCAGGCAATACAAGTATCCCGGGTAGTGATTTACTTTTACAAGCATATTATGGAGGAACTGATACCTATGGAGGTCAAGTTTCTATAATTCCACGTACTACATTCTCAACTAACAAAGCTAAAAGTTTTAGTGGTCAAGGTGCTACACGTTTAGCTAGATTACTTAGTGGAGGTGAAGGTCAAAGTGTAATTACATTTGACCAAGATGTGTTAGGTAATTTATCTTTGAATAATACTAGTAATTTAACTCCTTTACAAATTCTTGATCGAAATATTAGTAATATTCTTTCTCCAACTACTTTTATATATGGTCCTAACTCAGTAAATACCTATCAAGATTTTAGACAAACTATAAAGGATCAACCTAGTACAAAACCCTTTATAAAAGATTTAGCTTCTACAGATTATAGAACATTTAATAGAGAAAAAACTTATAAAACTGGTAATCCTGGTGTTAAAAATGCCGATAGAAGCAATCCATATCAAGCTATAACAACTGGAAGTGGTGGTTTTATTAAAAATAGTACAACTGATAGAATAACCTTAACTCCATTATATACAAGTAATAATGTTAACGACGAAGATGAACAATCTGATTTAATTAAATTTACCATCTCAGTAGTAGATAATGATAACCCATCACAACGTACTTGGATTACTTTTAGAGCATTTATAGATTCATTTGGTGATTCATTCAACGCTAGTTGGAATGAATACAAATATGTTGGTAGAGGTGAAAGCTTCTACAGATATGGTGGTTTTGGTAGAAGTATAAGTTTAGCTTTTAAAGCGGCAGTTCAATCAAGACAAGAACAGTTCCCACTTTATCAAAAACTTAATTATCTTGCATCCTTAACAGCCCCTGATTATAGTGGAGAGGGATTTATGCGAGGTAATTTAGTATATTTAACTGTGGGGGATTGGTTAGTAGATGTTCCGGGTGTGTTAAAAGGTATGAGTTTAGGCATTCCAAATGAATCTCCATGGGAAATTGCTAAAGATAGAGTAGGAGCAAGACAAAATGATATTGCTCAATTACCTTTTATAGTTGAAGTAAGTGGATTTGATTTCGCTCCTATTCACAATTTTGTACCAAGAAAGAACGCTCCATTCATAGGAGCCCCAGTTTCAGGCTCACAGAAAAATTATTTTGCTCAACCCGAAATATCTCCAGAATTAAGAAATGCTTTAACTAATCTCCCTAGTTTATTTTAATGAATAGATATCAAGACATAACAATATTGAATACAGATACAGGTAAACCTTATTACAAGACTACCTTGTATCCACAAGTACCTTTGTCTGTGAACGACATTTACATTATAACAGGTGATGGTGATCGTTTTGACATTTTAGCCCAACAATACTATGGTGATCCTACCTTATATTGGGTTATTTCAATTGCTAATATTGAATTAAAACAAAACTCAATTTACATCCCAGTCGGTACTCAAATTAGGATCCCGGCAAATGTTTCAGCAATATTAGCAGAATACAATGCTTTAAATAGTTTTTAAGTTATGGGTAATATAATAGGTTCAAATATGGACACATGGGCTGTAAATCAGATTAAACTGAGACAACGCCTATTAGGAGCTAATCCTAGAGACTCTAGAGTATTATCTTGGATAAACAATAGAACAGCTTGGATTAGAACTAGTTCCCCAGTTGAAGTTTCTGAAAATAAAAGTAAAGACCTAACAGGTACTCCTGGATTTGCCGGTAGACAACTAGCCAAAGAATTTGTTTTATTTAATGGCACCTCAGGACTTAGAGAAAATACCCCAGGTCAATCTGAATTAGGATTTACTCCTATACAAAAAGCAGGTGTAACTAATAATAATACAGTTATTAATAACTTTGCTTATGGCTTTGGGGGAAATACTCCTCAAGGTATTGTTCCAATGCCTGGTATTGAATCCTTAAATATAACTACTTACAGTAGAGGTGCTTTAAGAAAAGCAGAACTTAAACTTAAAGTTCACAATAAATACCAATTTGGTATCATAGATTCTTTATACATGAAACCTGGATATACTATCCTAATAGAATGGGGTAATACTATATACTATACAGGCACATCAGAAAATCCTCAACCTAGAACCCCAGATTTTAATACTAAAGCATTCCGTAATTTTTTTAGCAGTAAAGGAACCACTCAAGAAGCCTTATTATCTAATATTAGAGATGATAGACAAGCAACTGAAGGAAACTATGATGGTTTTTATGGAAGTATAACTAACTTTAGTTGGACATACAACATAGACGGATCTTATGATATTACTATCTCAGCAATCTCAATAGGTGATGTTATTGAATCCTTAAATATTAATAGAGTATTAATTGAGGATAAACCCCAACCTGTCATAAAAACTCCACCACCTCCTACTAATAATTCAAATTTACAAACCCTTACAGGTCAAACTAAAAATGGTGTGCCTTTTTTTAGAGAATTTAATGTAGCTGAAGCTAAAAAATATAAAGAATATTGGATATCACTAGGTAAAGATCAAACAACCGCTGTAGCTGAAGCTAAAAAAGCAGGTGGTCCTTTAGTTTTAGTTCCACCCCCAAACCGAGTAGAAACAGAAGAAAAAATTATTACTGCTTTATTAGATGATAAAGACAGATCAGATTTTAATAAATTTTTATATGAAAGTGTTTATAATTATATAATTAATAATATAAACAAAAATGGTCAAGAAGTACTCACATCATCAAACTCACCTACTAAAAATAAAATTAAAACATTTGCTAGTTCTTTAGAGGGAGAATTAAATTATTCAAGTGATGGTAAAGACATAGTTGGTATAAGTACTAAAGTAGCCTTAAATACTACTAATTTCCAAGGAGAAGTTGTAGGTAATACAACTCGCTCAAGTAGAAACTTTCCATTTATTTATATTAAACTAGGATCACTTTTAAAATATATTGAAAAAAAACTTCTAATTGTAACAGATAATTCTTCTACATCTCCAAATGAACCTTTAATTAAATTTGATTTAACTCCTGAGAACTATTGTTTTACATTTCCACTACAATATTCTTTAAATCCTAATGTATGTGTTATACCTTTTAGTGTAGCTGAAAGTAATGATACTGAAATTAAAAGAAATTTAAATATAAAAGAAGCTTTTTATAGTATTGAAGCTAGATATTGGGAAAATATTTTAGGTACATCATTTAGAAATGAAAACAGTAAATATGTAGGTAATTTATATGATATTCATGTAAACATTCATTACATAGCAAGTCTTTTAAAATCCTGTACTACAAATAATTCACTACCATTACTTAGATTTTTAGAAACTCTAATGAATGGTATTCAATCTTCTTTAGGTAGTCTAAATAAATTTACAGTATCATATGAACATGATACTAATAGAATTAAAATCTATGATGATATTCCATTAGATAAAAATTTTTTAGCTAAATTAGATCCACCTATTAAAGATACTCCTGAATCAGTAGCTACTTTTAATATTTTAGGATATTCTAGAAATATACTTGAAGGTTCATTTATCCAAAATGTTAATTTAACAACTACTATTAGTAGTCAATTAGCTAGTATGATTTCTATAGGTGCTCAAGCCCAAACACCTTCTGATATCACTAATGCTACAGGCTTTATGAAATTTAATGAGGGGCTAAAAGACTCTATTATTCCTACTAAAGTAAGTGTAGTAGCAGCTCAACAACAAGTAAAAGATAATCCTGAAAAAAGTATGGCTAAGTTTTATACTAAACTTAAAGCTAAAGGAGGTATTATAAATGACTTATATTTACAAGGAATTACCCCAACTTCTGAAATGATTGACTCCCAGCAAACTAATGCTGCTATCATTTTTAGATCTTTAACTAGTCAATTTTCAATTGATGAAGATATCCCAACACAAAGCTTTATTCCATTTAATTTAAGCTTACAAATGGATGGATTTTCTGGAGCTAAAATTTACGAAAAATTTACTATTAACTCAGAAATACTTCCTCCTGGATACCCTGATGTCTTAAATTTTGTTATTAAAGGATTAAATCATAATATTAGTAATGAAGGATGGACTACCAATATTGAAAGTTTAACTTTAGCAAGATAATGTATTACCCTAAATCTCAAATAAAAACCAACTTAATTACTAATGGTAAGGAACTTGTCTATCTTTCAGACAACCACCCTTACTCAGGTTCTTATTGGAGAACCTCAGATGGGAAATATTACACAGGTAAAAATCCAAATGACATTCCTACATTTGAACTTATTTTAGCTCCATTACCCATTCCAGAGGTAACTTCCCCTTTACAACCTACAGTTAGAATAGTACCCCAAGAAGGAATAGTAAATAATTATTTAAATTTAAAGGGAATTAATATAAATAATCCTCCAGTACTATTAACTCCAGTTTATTCTTTAACTATTCCAACTCAAGCAGACTATACAAACGGAGCATTTACAAGATATTTCTGTAAACAAAACACTCAATACATCTATTTAGAGATAACTCAAGACACCTTCAGAAAATTAGCTGAATCTGACTCTCAAATAGATTATAAAAACTACACCCCATTCATTATTACATGGACCCTTTCAGGTTCAAGTAGAGAAGAAGTAGCAGGTATAAACCAAAGTGTTACATCAACAACTGAAAGACAATTAGAATTAAGAGGATTAACTCAATATTTCAAAGATTACTCTCAATACTATAAAGCTTGATTTTTAAAATCATAGATGTTATATTACAACCATGTTTTGGTTAGTAGAGAATAAAATACAATTTGAAGAATTTAAAAACAAAAATGTTAAAGAGGCATTTGTTGAGATAATTCCTTACTCACCCTCCATTCATCCGGCTGAAAATTCAATTTGTAGCATTTACATTAGACCTTTACAAGATCATAAAGGTTACATGTTTCCTATCTACCATACCGAGGTAGAAGAGAAACTATTTGAGGATAAAGTATTTTTGTTAATCAAGAACTTAGAGAAAATATATTGTAAGGATAAAAAAGAATTCCTACACTATTTTCCTCTTAAGCAGCTTATTGACATCACACTAACCTCCCCTACGTATATACAATTCACACCAGCCCATGAATTCTTATACCACAAATATCCTAACAAACAAGATATTAACACTCTAGTACCCATTGTTAAACACTATGAGTATTGTGAGGCCCTATTTGAGGAATTAGAACATTTGATAGACAAACCAGTCAATAAATTCTATAATGATAAGGTTAGTTGGGTGTTCAATGGCATTGAACGAGCCGGTCTATATGTGGATAATACGTTATATAACGACTACTTTGACAAGGACATCGATGGTTGCGTTGTTTATACTCAATACAATATAAAAACGTTAACTACGCGTCCTTCAAATAATTTTAATGGTGTGAATTATGCAGCACTTAATAAAGAAAATGGGTGTAGGAAAGTATTTAAAGCACGCAATTCTAAACTTATTGAATTTGATATTACTGCTTACCATCCTACTTTGTTATCTAGGTTGGTTAGTTATGATTTTGGTGATGAGGATATTTATAGTCACTTTGCAAAAGTTTATGGACTTAATAGACAGGAGGCAAAAATCTTAACTCTACAACAACTATATGGAGGAATTTTGCCTCAATATGAGAACCTCGAATTTTTTAAGAAGGTTAAGGTATATGTAGATGATTTATGGGATACCTTCCAATATGGTGGCTCTATTAAATGTCCTATATCCGGATATGAGTATTATAAGGATAAGCTGGAAAACATGAATCCTCAAAAGCTTTTGAATTATGTACTCCAAAACTTGGAGACCGCCTATAATGTTCGTATATTATGGGGCATATTTAAAATATTAAAAAATAAAAACACTAAAATTGTCTTATACACGTATGATGCGTTTTTGTTTGATTGGGATAAAGAAGAGCAACAGGTGTTAAAAGACATTCATGAAGTGTTTATAAAAAATAAATTAACAATAAAAGTTACATATGGAAACAGTTACGACTTTGAATCTACCGTATGATATTTATGGGGCAGACAATCCCATAAACTTCGCAGATTTGAATAATAAGTTATTTTGCACATTTACTACTCTAGAGGACCTAGATGATTTAGTAAACTCATTGACTCACTCATACACTATAATGTATGATAAAATTTTTGTTTTAGAAGTTAAAGACAATAATGAGTATGTTTTAACTTATAATATTGAGATGGCTAATATAGCTAGTATTCCAGAAAATACTATTTTAGTACATCGTAAAAAAGAGTCAAATACTCTATATACAATTAATGCTCTTAATGAGTTAATTAAAAAATTAAATGATGGTGTAGTAGACACTCGCTTCCAAATTGATTGGCAGCACTACAAAAACACTATCTTGCTTACTCAGCAAAATGAATTGAGACAATTAAAAACTAAGATTTATAAGATCATTGAACTTTAAGCTTGGCTTTAATAGGTTTTGATGTTAAATTAGTTATAAACAATAATAAATTATAGTTATGGATCTAAACGAAATCAGATCGCGCTTAGGCGCAATGCAAAAAACTGCTACTAAAGGTGGTGGTGATCGTAAAGAAGCATTTTGGAAGCCTACCATTGGTAAGCAACAAATTCGTATTGTACCTTCAAAGTATAATAAGACAA